ATATGATATGTCTGTTTTAGAAGGAGTGTCTGATGATGATCCACTTAAAGAAAAGTTTTTAAATTGGGCTCAAGATAATAAACCTACTCAAGCTGCATTCGATAAATTGGTCAAAGATTTTAGAGAGATTGCAACTCAAACTGAACAAGAACAATCTATAAACTTAGAAGAGGAAGAAAAGGCATTAGGACCTAACGCAGAGACAATCATTAATGGTATTAAAACTTGGGGACAAGGTTTAGTAGCTAAAGGTGTATGGTCTGATCAAGACTTTGAAGAGTTTAAAGTATTTGCTGCAACAGCAAATGGTATCAATGCTTTAAATAAAATAAGAAAATACTATGGTGAACAAACAATTCCTACTGCACCAATCGATGTAGATGGAGCTGTAAGTCAACAAGAACTCTATGAAATGGTAGCAGATCCTAAATATAAAACAGATCCAACTTTCCGTAGAAAAGTAGAAGAACAGTTTGCTAGAGCTTATCCAGGTAAAGTAGATAATAGTATTATTTAAAATTTAGGTACTTGATATATTTATAAAATTCGTTTATCTTAGTAGACGAAGATAACCAAAATTTCAAAATGGCCTTCTGGCTGGTGGGCAACTACACCATTTTTGTCAGCCGGGCTTTACCCCGACAACTGCAAGTTAAAATAAAAATGTGTTAACAAAGGAGAAAAAACAATGGCACAATCAATAACAAATGCTTTTGTTACACTTTTCGATGCCGAGGTAAAACAAGCATATCAAGGAGAGAGTACTCTTCTAGGTGCTGTAAGGCTAAGACAAGGTGTGCAAGGCAACACTTACAAATTCCCTAAATTAGGGAAAGGTAGTGCTACTGCTCGTATCCCTCAGACAGATGTAACTCCATTGAATGTTACTTATTCACAAGTAACAGCATCAATGCAAGACTACAATGCTGCTGAGTATTCTGATATTTTTCATCAAGCAAAAGTAAACTTTGATGAAAGACAAGAATTGGTACAAGTAGTATCTAAAGCAATCGGTAGAAGAATGGACCAACTAATCATTGATGGATTAAATGGTGCATCTTCTCCTTCAACTGTAGCTAAAACAGTCGTAACTTCTGGATCAGCAACTGCATCTAACTTAAATGTTGGAAAGCTAATTGCTGCTAAGAAAGCTCTTGACGCAAAGAATGTTGGTTTTGATGACCGACATATCATTGTTCATGCTAATAACCTTTCTGGTTTATTAGGTGATGAAAGAGCAATCTCTGGAGATTATGCTGCTGTTAAAGCTCTAGTTTCTGGAGAGATCAATACCTTCTTAGGTTTCAAATTCCATGTACTTGGAGATAGAGACGAAGGTGGTCTACCATTATCAACAAACGACAGAAGTGTTTTTGCGTTCCATAGATCAGCAATAGGTATGGCTGTAAACATGGCACAAAAAACAGAGATCAACTATGTTCCGGAGAAAACTTCGTTCCTAGTTAATTCTATGTTTAGTGCCGGTGCCGTAGCGATTGATGACGAAGGTATCGTTAATATAACTTGTGACGAAAGCTAATAGAGGAGAATAATTATGGCTTATACTAAAGACAACTTACAACCAATCGGTGGTCAAGCTAAAGCTGGTAATGCTCCTCAAATGTGGAGTTACACAGCACCTGGCACAGATGCGATTGCTGACATTAATACAGAAGGCTACTTCAATGGAGCTGCTGGTGTATTAAAAGTTGGTGATTTAATTCATGTCTGGGATGCCTCAGTTCCAACATCAACTTTAGTGACAGTATTATCTAATACTGGATCTGTAGTGGATGTATCTGATGGTACAGCATTATCAGTCGCAGACGCAGACTAATAATAATATTGGGGAGGCCCTTCGGGGCCTCTTCATTAATTAAAGGAATTATAAATGGCAAGTGGAGATACAAGTGTAACAATCTGCAACCAAGCATTAAATCTTTTGGGAGCAGATACTATTTCATCATTTAGTGATGCATCTAATGATGCGTCTACTGTTTGTAATAATATTTATGATACAGTTAAGAGACAAGCATTGTCTATGTATCCATGGTCTTTTGCATTAACTAAAGTACAACTTTCAAGATCTTCATCTATACCAATTAATGAATGGGCATATCAATATAATTTACCATCTACTGCTGTATCAAGTACACCTTTACAAGTTTATAATTCAAGCTCTACAAGAATATTGCCAATCCAAAATTACGAAATTTTATATACAACATCTGGACCAACTATAGCTACTAACGAAGAAAATATTTATATTGACTATATAACTTCTGCAATAACAGAAGGATTAATGCCTTCATATTTCGTACAGCTACTCGTTTATATGATGGCTTGGCATCTTGCTGAACCAGTAACAGATCAAATTACAAAATCTGATTATTGGAGAAAAGTAGCTGTGGGACTAGAAAGCGAAAATGGTAGGGGTGGGTATTTTCGACAAGCAACAAATGTAGATGGAAGAGGAAAGCCAAACTATTCAATAGTTGATTTTCCGTTAACAGATGTTAGAAATTAATGAGCAGAGCTGTTACACTTCAAACAAATTTTACCACCGGGGAAATTGATCCTCTTTTAACTTCAAGAATTGATATTAATCAATATTATAATGGTCTTGATAAAGCTCGTAATGTTTTAATCCAACCTCAAGGTGGAGTGGTTCGTAGACCAGGATTAGAATATATAGATACAATTCCATCTGCTGCTAATCCACAAAATGGAATTAGATTAGTACCTTTTGAATTTTCTACTACACAAAGTTATATGTTGTTATTTGTTAATAACAGAATGTACATTTATAAAAATAAAGTTTTAGTAACAAACATTAATGGATCTGGTAATGATTATCTAACCACAACAATCAGTAGCTCATATCTTACCTTTATGGATTATGCCCAATCTGCTGATACTTTAATTGTAGTGCATGAAGATATGCAACCAAAACAAATAACTAGAGGTGCTAGTGATAGTACCTGGACTATTTCAGATATTACATTTGAATATATTCCTAAGTATGCATTTACTATTACTACAACAAATGGAGCTCATAACCTAACACCTTCAGAAGTAGATGGTAATGTAACATTAACTACATCTGGAGGAACTTTTAGTGCTAGTGATGTTGGACAATATGTTGAGGCTAATGATGGAATAGGTAGAGCAAGAATTGTTAATTATATTTCTTCTAGCGAAGTAGATGCTATTGTTGAAATTCCATTTTTTAATACAGATGCTATTAGTGCTGGATCTTGGTTTATTGAAAGAGGTTATGAAGATACTTGGTCCTCATCAAAAGGATGGCCAAGAACTGTAACTTTCCACCAGGGCAGATTATATTTTGGTGGATCTAAATCTAGACCTAATACAATCTTTGCATCTAGAGTTGCAAGATTTTTTGATTTCAATCCAGGCGAAACTTTAGATGATGATGCTATTGAGGCTACACTAGCAACTGATAGTGTTAATGCTATTACTGGATTATTTGCTGGTAGAGATTTACAGATCTTTACTAAAGGTGGTGAATTTTTTATTTCTCAGGCATCACTAGATCCTATTACTCCAAACAATATTGTTGTTAGTACAGCAACAAGAAGAGGAGCTAAAGAAGGAATTAAACCAGTTGGTGCTGAGAGTGGAACTTTATTTATTCAAAGAGCTGGAAAAGCATTAAGAGAATTTTTATTTTCAGATGTAGAACTATCATATATCTCAAACAACATTTCACTTTTATCTTCTCACTTGCTCAAGTCTCCATCCGATATGGCCCTTCGAAAAGCAACTTCAACAGACGATGGAGACTTACTATTAATTGTGAATGGACAAGATGGATCCCTGGCTACTTATTCTATTTTAAGAGGTCAAAATGTTATTGCTCCATCATTATGTACTGTAGATGGTACTTTTGAAAAAGTAGCTGTTGATGTAGATACAATTTATTTTGTAGTTAAAAGAACTATAAATGGATCAACTGTTTATTATGTAGAGGCATTTAATGATGACAATACAACAGACAGTAATGTTTTATTAATTGGTGCGAGTTTACCTGGGACTACAACTGTAACTGGATTAAGTCATTTAGAAGGTAAAACAGTTAAAGTTATTGCTGATGATGTTATGCAAAACGAAAGAGTTGTAGCATCGGGGCAAATCATTATAGATAGTGTTCCAACAGCCTATGTAGAAATAGGATTAGATTATACACCAGAAGTTAAAACTTTACCGGTGGAATTAAAATTAAGTAGTGGTAATGTAATAGCACAAAGAAAAAGAATTGTAGAGGCAACAGCAAATATGTACTTGACACAAAATTTAACACTTAATGGAAACGATTTTATTTTTACTGCTGGTGAATTTTATACTGGATTAAAAAGAAGAAAACCAATGTTAGGTTATGATAAAAAAGGACAGATGACATTTTCCCAATCTGAACCTTTATTTTTTACATTATTGGGAATTGAATTTAAAGTGAGTGTAGGACAATAATATGGCATTTCCTTGGGTAGCAATCGCTGTAGTAGCATCGGCTGGTAAAGCATACGCAGCATACTATGAAGGTATGGCTAAGAAAGCATACTACGATGCTCAAGCTGATATAAAACTTCTACAGTACAAAGATAAAAGAATTGAAAGTAAAGAGGCTGGAGTAAAAGCATTAGAAGAAACTAATAAAGCTCTATCAGCAATTATAGCTAAAGGAGCTGCTGGTGGAATATTAATTGATGAAGGATCTATTCTTGTTGCTCAACAAGTCTCATTAAGAAATGGTATTGAAGATTATAGTGTTGCTGCAATCAATCAAGAGATCATGCAAAACTTAGGAATTGTAGAATATAATAATTTAAAACAAGCTGGTAAGTTTGCTAAACAAGGTGGAATACTAAAAGCTATAACTGGCTTTGGTACTGATATGGCAACACTAGGACAAACGGGAGCATTTAAGCAAGCATAATGGCAGAGAGAAAAGTATATCAAGGTGGATTAGTTAGACCGGTAGGAATACCGAGTGTATCCTTTGCTCAGTTTCAAGAGGCAGCTCAAGGTGCTAATGCAATGGAAAGTAAATTAGATAGCATCGTTAGATTTGCTACTAAAGAAGAAGAGAAGGTACAAATAGATGAGGCCAAAACTTATGCAGCATCTAATCCAATAAGTGTTAATGATTATTTAAATGCATCTCCAGCAGAGAGAGAGGCATTAGTTGGTAAAGATAAATATACAAGTTATGGTCAAACTGTAAGAGCTACTCAATTAACATTCTTATCTACTGACATTTCTATTAGAGCTCAAAAAGATTTTATGGCATTGAAGATTGAGGCTAACACAAACAATATGCCTTTGGATGAATATGAAAACAAATTGAATGCTATTGTTCAAGGTTATAGTGATGCTGTACTTGATGTGGATCCAACAGCAGCCGTTACAGTTAAAGCTGATCTAGCAACTAAAGCTAGTGGTCAGTACTCTTCTTACTCAGATAAAATTGTAAAAGATTATAAAAACTTAACTGATAGTACAACTATTATATATGGTGATGAACTTGTTGATACTATTCCAGATGAAATGTCTAAAGGACATATTGTAACTATTATTGGTCAAGATAATCAAGCAACACAAATATCTGTTGATGATCATTTAAAAGCATTAAAGAATAAATACAGATTACAACTTTTATCTAAGGGAATGAAGAAAGAGGACTTTGTTAAGTGGGAGGCAAAGTGGGATGCTAAAGTTATTCAACATAAAAAGAATATTATGTTTGGTGAGTTTGTAGATAAACCAGAAAATTTATTAAGTGCTAGTAAAGCTACTAAAATATGGAAAGAAGTTTCTACTGGTAACTTTGAAGGTAATCAAAAACTCCAGGCTCTTTATAATTCTTTAGATGAAAAAGAACAAGCAGAGTTTAGAACTACAGTTAGAGAATGGAAAAACAATCGTATTAAATCTTTTGAAGATGATGAAAAAGCATTTGGTATTGATGTTAAAAATAAAAAAGATGAGATTGAAATTAAATATTTAGAGGCTGTAAGAAATAGAGATTTTACAACTGCTAATGCTTTAGTTGATGAGGCTAAAGGTATAGATAATACATTATATAAAAAATTATTAACAGACATTAAACAAGATAAAGATGATGGTGATTTCTTAGATCCAAAAGTTTTATCTAATCTTGATGATATGTTATTTAGTGGAACATTATCAATGTCAGATATTGATTATGAATATGACAATAACAAAATTAATCTTGATCAAAAAAGAAATTTAAAAGAAAAATTATTTACTAAGAAAAGTGAAAGTTATAGATCAGCAGAAAAATATATGAGAAATGCTTTTGGTTTTCCAGAGGCTGGAATGATTACATTAGATAGAGATACTAAAATTGCTTTTGAACAATTTAGAAATAAATCAAATGAACTAATAGATTATATAAGAGCTAATCCTAAAGCTACTGCTAATCAAATTATGGATGAGGCTAAAAAATTAACTGGTGAAGTTAATACTGAAAGAGATATTAAGAACGAAATTAAAACTATTAAAAATACTATTACAAATGAAAAAGGTGAGTTTGGACTAAGAAGTAGAGCTTGGACTAATTACTTTAAAAATTTTTATAGCCCAGATTATAAAAACATAGGTGATACTTTTATTAATAGTCCTGGTGGAATTGATCTTTTAATTACAGAACTAGAAGAATTAAAAGAATTAAAACCAGGACAAAAATATAAAATAGATAAAGAAACAATGCAAACATCTGAAGGTGGTTTTTTTACTGATGAATTTAAAAGACCAATGGGAATTACTAATCCACAAATAGATAAATTAATAGAGGAGCTTAACGCATTAAGAAAATTATATGAGTAATATTGATGATATGTTTCTAAATTATAAAGACTATCAAACTAGCAATAGTGATTATATGCTAGGTACAGATGGTTATAAATTAGAACAAAATGCAAAAAGAGATTTCTTTGAAAATATTGGTTACTACGGAAAAGATATTAAAGTAGGAGCTCAAAGAGGTGTTGCTAAATTAGGTGAAGGTGTTTTAAGTTTACTTGCTGCTGGTGCTGAGAAGTTTGTATTAGGACCAGAAAGTATGAAGATGTTAGATCCAGAAGGTGATGGAATTGTAAAAGACATTGGAGATTTTTTTGCTAAAGAAGTTTATCCTAGAATTGGTGAGACTGAAACATTAGCCGGTGGATTTGCAGAAGGTATTACACAATTCTTAACTCCGGGAGTTGGATACTACAAATTATTTAATGGTATTATAAAAGCAAAAGGTGTTTGGCCTTTTATATCTAAAGCTCTTGCAGCAGAGGCTGCAACTGTAGGCACAGCCCAAGTACCTGGAGATCCAAACTTTGTAGGATTTATTTCTCAGTTATTAAGTGTTGATACAACTAAAGCAGATAGTATTGCAAAAGAAGTATTTAATTATCTTGCTGCTCCAGCCAATGTAGAAGGTGGTTACAATGCAGATCAAGTCTTTGAAGAAAAATTTAAAGCTATTATAGCCGATGCTCCATTAGGACCAGTTGGTGAAAGTTTGGTTCCTTTATTCCAAATGACAATGAAAGGAATGAAAAAATTATTCAAAGGTAATGACAAAGCAATTCAAGAAATAAATAACAAAATGAATTTCTCTGCTGGTGCAGCTATGAACCCAGAAGGTCCTTTAGCTAAACAAATAGAAGATGGTACATTTAAATATGAACCAGAGTTAGAAGGTGATGATGTTTTTAATTCTTTATCTATTATGGATACTGTTAATCCAATAATAAAAGGTACTGGAAAAAATGAAAAAGTAAAAATTGATGACATCTTAAATCATTTTGACCAAGCTCCTAAACTAGATATTAATAATCCAGATGATTTTACTAAGATGGTTAATCAAGGAACAGAAGAAGTTAAATATCAATTAAATCAAAAAGTAACTGGTGCTGGATGGTATGACAAAGATATTAAAATTGCTATGGATAAATTAGATGAGATTAATCCTAAGTTTAAAGGTAATGCACAAATAAAAGACTTTGTTGTTTTTTTAACTGCTATTTCATCACCAGGAGTAAATGTAGGATCTGATTTTAAAGTAGCAGCAAACATAGCTGATATATTTTTAGATACTGGAAAAATTCCAACAACTAATCCATTAAGTAAACAGACTGATAAAGATGTCCTGGTTAAAATGGGCAGAGCAAAAATTGGTGATGAAAAAGGCTGGACACAAAGAGCTCACCTAAAAGGTCAATTAGAATTTGTACAAAAATATATTGATCAAAATGGTTTAGAAGGTTTCTTAGAATTTATTCATACTCCAACTACAAGAAGAGAATTAAATGGATTAAGAAAAGAATATGGAATGAAACCAATCGCTGGAGCTCTAGATGCTGAGATCTATGGAGCTGATATGTTTGGTCCTAAAGTATCTAAATTTATGCAAAGTCTAATGGGTACTTCAGATGAGAGTGTACCAGATATTTGGTTTACTAGAGGATTTAATAGAAAGTCTGGTAATGTGTTTACTATTAAAAAAGATGGTACTAAAGCAAGTGCTGATCAACCTAGAAATTTAAGTGAAAGAAAAATAATGGATAATTATATTGAACAAGTAAGAAAACAATTAGAAAATGACCTAGGTATTCAATTAAATAATCGTGACACACAAGCTGTTCTATGGTATTTTGAACAAGGATTATACACAAAAATAGGAGTTAAAAGTGAACCAAAAAGTTACGCAGACGCAGCCAAATCAATCATTGAACGAAAAACCAATGACATCGAAGGAGGCATTCCACAGAGCAATGTCGGTTCTTCTACGAGCAAAGAAGGCAGCACAAACAAAAAATACATCGTCAACGAAGAACTCGGATTAAGTACTGAAGATCTTTATGGTCTTAGTGCAGAGGAGATTGATAACTTTAATAAAGGAGGAACCGAATAATGGCATTACCAAAGGAACCTCTAACAACGATTGATAATACTAAATCACCAGATTTAGATTTTCTAGAAAAAGTAGATGGTACTATTTCAAACAATATTCCATCTAATAATATTGAACAATCATCTACCGATCTACAAAAAATAGAAGATCAAGATAATCCTATTGTATCTGATAATACAAATACTGATGAAGAGTATATTCAAGTAGCTAGTATCTTTCCTAAAAAAATTCCTAAGACAAAAGAAAAGGTAACTTTAAAAGATAAACCTTATGGTGAAAATTTTAAAGAGATAAGAGATAAACAACAAGAGGCTTTCGGTACTAAAACTGAAGGTGAAGATTTTGTTTTTGAACCAGGTACGGGTAATATTATTTTTGGTCAATTTGATGATAATCAATTAAAAATTCTTGAGGACACAATGAATGATTTACAACTTGGTAAATTAGATCAAGTTAAAGGATCATTACAAACTACACTAAGAGATTTAAGTTTATTAGATACTGGACAATTCCAAGATGCTGTTGCTACTATTTTTAAAGAAAGTATTGACAAAGCAAAAAGAGGAAAAATTAAAGTAGAAGATATTGCAGCTCAAGCTGCTAAGTTAGGTAGAAATGAAGTTTATCTAAAAATATTTAAAAGAAAACCAGGAGAGATATTAGATCTAACTACAACTTACAGAGCTATTTTAGAAACACAACTTCTTAGAGTTGAAACTGAAAAACTTGCAAATGTAGTATTAAGTGGAACTGCTACTGAAAAACAAGTACAAAACTTTTATCAAGTACTAAGATTATATGGAGCTGTAAATTCTCAAGTAGCTGGTTCTATATCTGAAACTGGTAGAACACTTGGTGTTGTATCTAAACTACCTTCACCAACTGAGGCTGGTGCTGTAGATATAATAAAAATTTTAGAAGAAGAAATGGGTGCAGATCTTTCAACTGAAGGAGCTCAGAAAATTGCATCAGCATTCTTATCATTAAAACCACATCAACAATCTAAATTTGCTAAAGATACATTTGGTAAAAAAATGCGAGATGCTTGGGCAGAGATTTGGGTTAACTCTAAACTTGCAAGTCCTATTACTCATGTAGTCAACATGGCTGGTAACTTTACATTTAATACTCTTAGAATAGCTGAGTATGGTATAGCAGCTACATTAAATACAATACCAGGCTTATCTTCTAAAGAAGGTATTATGTTTAATGAAGTATTTCAGATGATTAAATCTATAAAATACGGAACCAAGTTAGGAATGGTGAATGCTTATGAGGCCTTTAAAACTGGAGATGCTGCTACAACAAAATTAGATTTAAGAAAACCAAATGCTGTAGGAAAAAGATTATTACCAGAAAAATACCAAGATACTTTTATGGGATCAGCATTAGAAATGTTTGGAACTTATTCAAGAATACCAGGAAAGTTTTTAGTAGCTGAAGATGAATTTGTTAAAGGTGTTTTATATCAAATGGAATTAGAAAGACTTGCAACAAGAAAATTTAATCAAGCTATAGCAGATGGTTTATCTGAAGATGATGCACAAAAAATATTTATTAAAACAGTTGCAGATCCAGATAGTACTACAGTTAAAGAGGCTCAAGACGCAGCTCTAGAAGGTACATTCCAAAAAGATTTACCACCTGGAGTATTTTCTAAAGCTCAAGATTTTTTCAATATTCCAGAGATGAAATTGTTTGTACCTTTTTACAAAACAATCATGAACATCTTTATGGAAAGTAATAAAAGAAATCCATTTATGATGGCTGCTGGTAGTTTATTACCTAATGAATTAGGATCTAAAGTTAGAGCAGATTTAATGGGCAAGAATGGAAAAGCAACTCAACAACTTGCATTAGCTAAACTTTCTACTGGAAGTACATTAATGTATTTCTTTGGAACTATGGCTTATGGAGGATCTGGGTTTGATCAAGATGTTATGATTACTGGAATGGCTCCAATGAATAAAGCAGAAAGAGAGGCATTCTTTAGAAAAGGATTACAACCTTATTCAATAGCATTATTAGATAAAGAGACTGGATTATATAAATCTACTTCTTATGCAAGATTTGATCCCATTTCATCTTTATTAGCTATCTCTGCTGATATGGCTTACATGGCTAGTAGACCAGATCAATATGCAGATCCAAACTTTGTTAATAGTATGACTTCAATGTTTGGTAATGGATTAGCTGCAATATTTCCTTATCTAACTGAACAACCATTCTTAACTGGTATTCAAGAACTTGGTAGATTATTCCAACCTGGATATGGTGATGCTGAAGGTATGGTAGAAAGAGCCTTAACTATATTAGCAGAAAAAGTAACTGAAGGTGCTATGTCTGTTGTACCAGGAGTAAGTACTTTTGGTGGTTACTTACAAAGAATGCAAGATCCAACTATTTACGATACTAATATTACATCTGATCAAGCTGAATGGTTTAGAAATAATTTTGATGGGGATATACCAGCTCCTATTAGAGCTTTTTATAAAGCATACAATAAAGCTATGAAAGATAGTCCATTCTTTAATACAGATCTAAAACCAAGAATAAATCTTTGGGGTGAAGATATGGTAGGACCAGAGCAAGGAATGTTTTCACCAGTAAGAGTAGTTAATGAAAAATATAATGATGTAGATGAATTTTTAGTTAAAGCTGGTTTAGGTATACCAATGCCAAAAAATAATATTGGTGGAATACCAATGACACAAGATGAATATTATGACTACATTAAATTTATTAACAATGATGATGATGGAGATGGTGAAGGTGATATGTTGCAAGAATTACAATCATTAGTTAATGATCCAGATTTTTTATCATTATTACCTGGAGATCAATTAGATGAAATTAATTCTGTTGTTACTCAATACAAACAAACCGGTAAAGATTTGTTCTTATTAAATAATCCAAGTTTCAATGCTAAAGTGGAGGCATTAAAAGAAAAAATAAAAGTTAGAGGTAAAAGGTAATGGCAACATTTAATATTAATGATACAGCAAGACGAGCTCAGTATATATCTACTGGACAAGCTGGTCCTTATGCATTTAACTTTCAAGTTAATGCTGCGTCTGAATTATTAGTATATAAGAATGATACATTACAAACTGATAGTGTAGAGTATAGTGCAACTATTGGAGCTGATGGTACTGGATCTATTACATTTATAGATAACTCTGGATCTGGTGGTGCTAACTATACACCAGCTAACGGAGATAGAATTACTATTATTGGTGATCAACCTTTAGCTAGAACAACAGTATTTCAAGTTGGCCAGGCGAACAATCCAGTAACACTAGAAACAGAATTTGATAATGTTGTTATTAGACAGCAACAAATTAAAGAAATAACTGATAGAGCTTTACAATTAAAACCAAGTACACCTAGAACAGTAACTGGATCTGGAACATCTGGACCAATATATTTTCCTTATGATGCAACAGTAGCTAACAATGCATCAAGAGTTATTTCATATGATAGTGCTGGTACTGGATTAGAGCTTGGACCAACAACTGCAAACTTAAATACTTTAGCATCAATCGTATCTGATATTTCTACAGTAGCTGGTATCTCATCTGACATACAAACAGTAGCTGCTGATCAAAGTGATATTGGAATTGTGGCAACAAATATAAATTCAGTCAATACAGTAGCGACTAATATTAATGATGTAATAAAAGTAGCCGATGATTTGAACGAGGCTGTCTCTGAAGTTGAAACAGTTGCTAATGATTTAAATGAGGCTGTATCTGAGATTGATACTGTTGGAACAAATATTGGAGTTATTCAAACAGTTGGTGATAGTACAAACATTGCAAACATCACAACAGTTGCTGGTGAAATTTCACCTACTAATAATATTTCTACTCTCGCAAATATTTCTGCTGATATTACAACATTAGCAAATACGGCTGGTCTAACTACTTTAGCTAATAACGCAGCAGACATTTCAACTGTAGCTGGGATCCAGGCTGATGTAACTGCTGTTGCAAATATTGATGCTGCTGTTAGTGCTGTCAATTCAAATGCTGCTAACATCAATGCTGTTAATGCTAACTCAACTAATATTAACACAGTCGCTACAGACTTATCTGGATCTAATACAATAGGAACAGTAGCTGCTGATTTATCTGGATCTAATAATATTGGAACAGTCGCATCAAATCTTTCTGATGTAAATAATTTTGCTGATACTTATCGTATCTCTGCAACTCAACCTACAACAAGTTTAGACATCGGAGATTTATGGTTCGATACAGCAAATTCGGTCATGAAAGTCTACTCGTCATCCGGGTGGATAACTGCTGCGTCTGCCGTCAATGGTACTGCTGCTAGGTTTAAGTATACTGCTACTGCATCACAGACAACATTTAGTGGATCTGATGATAATACAAATACCTTGGCCTACGATAGTGGGTTTATGGATGTGTATTTGAACGGGGTAAAATTAGTTTCGGGTGCATCTAATGACTATGTAGCAACTAACGGGACCAGCATCGTATTAAATTCTGGAGCTGCGTCTGGAGATATTTTAGAGGCAATAGCCTACGGAACATTTGAGTTAGCAAACTTCTCTATTGATGATGCTAATGATGTACAGACAACTGGAGTACAAGACGGACAAGTATTACTATACAACTCAACTGCTGGACAGTTTCAGCCAGGCAATGCATCGAGTGCTGAAGTATATGGATTTAATAAAGACAGTAGTGGAAACTTAATTGTAACGACAACTAACCAAGGAGCAGATAATATTACTAATGCTCAGTATGCTGCATTTGATGATGTCTTATTCTCTGCATCTGGATTTACATTTAGTATAAACTCTGACGGAAATTTAATTGCAACAATATAATGTACTCGAAATGTTTATGAATAAAATAAATACAAATAATAATATTATCACAAAAGGTATATACAATGGCACAAATTGATTTAGGTTCTATAAAATTTAATTGGAAGGGTTCATACTCTGGAGCAACTGCATATGTCGTAGACGATGTAGTAGAGAGCTCTGGATCTTCTTATATCTGTATTGCAGCAACAACTGGTAACGCACCACCAAATGCTACTTACTGGGAATTGATGTCATCTGCTGGTACTAATGGTACTGATGGAACAGATTTAACAACAACATTAACTACACAAGGCGATATTGTTTATCGTGATGGTAGTGGGTTACAACGATTAGCTATTGGTACTGCTGGTCAAGTATTAAAAGT